TGTCAAGGGAGAGCTATTGATATTGATGACGTTTATGGTAACGTTAGTAATGCTTTTATGTATTATTATATTAAAGATAACTTGGATTTTGACCAACTTATTTGGGAGTTTGGTACAGACCATAACCCAGATTGGGTACACGTAAGCTATGTAGACGGAGATTCAAACAGAAAGAGATGTCTAAAAGCTATAAGAGAGAATGGTAAAACTAAATATATAGATATAACAAATGAATAAAATATTAGGTAAATTATTTGGAGCTGCAGGAGGTAACATTGCAGAAAAGATTTCAGGGATAATAGACAAGCATACTTTTAGCAAAGTAGAAAAAGCACAGTTTGAAAAAGATATGGAGCAGATATTTATAAAAGCAGAGCTTGATTTAGAAAAAGAAATAACATCTCGTCACGCAGCAGATATGAACTCTGATAGTTGGCTAAGTAAAAACATCAGACCTCTACTTACTATATTCTCATTAGTTCTTTATACTTTATTTGCTATTACAGATGGAAACATAGGAGAGTTTAACATTGCTAATCAGTATGTAGACCTTTTAGGACAAATAGTTATTATGAGTTTAGGATTTTACTTTACATCAAGAGGTATTGAAAAGACTGCTAAGATAATTAGAAAAAATGGCTAAAGGAATTAAAATAAGCACATATAAGAGCAAATCTAAGAAACGTAAGGGTATTCACGCTAAAAGCAAAATGAGTGCCTTAAAAAGCTCTAAAAACTATTTTAAGAAATATAAAGGACAAGGTAGATAGTATGGAAACATTAAAACACATATTAGGATTCTGTGGAGAAACACATCCTAACATTTTTACAATCATTTTTATTACAGCATTAATAATTACTTTTAAGTACAAAAAATATATATTAAAATAATTTTATATATTTGTTCTTGCTTATAGCTAAACTTGCACAACCTAATAAAGTTGGAAGGTGCTTGGAACAGGTACTTGTTTCTTTCTTTTTTGTAGGTTTTTTCTTTCTTTTTCTTTTTACTCTTTTTCTTTTTCTTTCTTTTTAATTATAATTTCTTATATTAGCAAATATGATAACATATATGATTGACAAGATTCTAAATTATAAAACAGTAACAATTAAAGAGAAGATAGATAGACTCTTAGAAATAGATGCAACTCAGTATTGCAATCTTGGATGCGACTCCACAAAAGCAGAGGTACAAGAAGCAAAGAAACAAAGCAGAGCTATCTATAGAGCCATTAAACAACTTGACCCTGCAACTGGTAAACTTCTCTTAGAACATATGGATAGATGAGAAAAGTATCTCGTAAAGGACTTGTAAAGAAGTTAGATACGATATTCTCTATTTATATAAGACTTCGCAAAGCGAACAAGCAAGGCATAGTAACCTGCTATACTTGTGGAAAGCAAGACCATTACAAAAAAATGCAGAACGGACATTTTATGTCAAGAAAATCTTATTCTACAAGATGGGAAGAATTAAACTGCCAGGTACAATGCTATTCCTGTAATGTGATGAGATATGGTGAACAATACAAATACGGATTGGCATTACAAAAAGAATATGGTAAAGACTTACCAGAACAGCTCCTTATACAATCTAAAAAAATAGTAAAGTTCTCAAATATAGATTTAGAGGATATGATAAATAAATACAAAGATTTAGTAGATAAAAGAAAAAAAGAATTATCTTTATGACATAAATCTGTTTCTTGCAGGTCTTAATCATTTTGTTTCGGAAGGGGGAATTAATTTTCCTCCTTTTTTTTATATGCACTTGTTTTATTAACAATTTTTAATTATCTTGCATATGTATTGCAATGAAGCATTACACTAAAAACAATTTTATATGACCCATAAAGAAGATTTATTAAGGCTTTACAAAACAGAAGCCACACACTTGCGACAACTTTATCACAAAGAAGTTGAAAAAAACACTAACTTAGAAGAAATTATAAAATCTAAGGATAGTATCATAGAGCAGTTAGAACTTCAGATTCAACAACAAGAAGTTAGAAATGCACATTTAGAAGTAAATAATAACATAGTAGACGAATATATAAGATGAAAAGTAAAATTACACACATTCAACCAAAGGGAACTTGGTCAAACACATCAGGTACTTTTAACAAGTATCAGGTATCATTAACAAATGGAAACTCTTACAGCTTTTTAGCAAGAGGAGAATTTAAAAAGAAAGTGGGAGAAGAAATAGAATTTGAAATAACTAATAAGGAATACAATACAGCAAAGCTGGTATATCCTAAACCTCAAAATTCTTACACTCCACAAAACAGTTCTAAACCTTTAGACACTCATAATAGTATCTTAAGACAAGTAGCATTTAAAGGAGCTATAGAACTTGCATCTTCTGGAAAGATAAACATTCAGGAGATAGAAGAATTTACAAATACATTTAATCAAATATTAAAATAATAATTATGCAAATTTCAGGTAGAATCAAAAAAATTAATGACGTAAAAACATTTGGAGCTAACAACTTTAGAATAAGAAGTATGTGGCTTGTTACAAATGATAAATACCCACAAACAATATCAGTAGAGTTTACACAAGACAAAGTAAACCTATTAGATAATTATACAGAAGGTTCTTTTATTAAAGCATCTATAAACCTTAGAGGTAGAGAATGGGAGAATCCTAAAACGAATGAAGTAAAAGTATTTAATACTATTGAAGGATGGAAGATAGAAGATGATGTAGAGCAAGTAACTACTGCAGAACAAAGTCCTGATAGAGATAACGACTTACCATTCTAATGACTGCAGAAGAAAGAAAAAAGACCCCTGTTTATTCAGGGGTTTTAAATTATTTTCCTGATGCTATTTTAGAAGTGGCAAAAGTTTCTTATATTGGTAATCAACAACACAATCCAAACAAACCATTACATTGGGACAGAAGTAAGTCTGGAGATGAATTAGATGCTCTTACAAGACATCTTATAGAAGCTGGTAAGATTGATAGTGATGGTATGAGACATTCAGCTAAGGTAGCTTGGAGGGCTTTAGCTAACTTACAAAAGGAAATAGAAAACGACAACTAAGATGCTTATAAACTTTGATGACCAGATAAATAAACTTCACGACATTCGTTCTGGCAAAATCAAAGAAGGCTTAACATTAGGATTTCCAGAAATAGACGAATACTTTAGATTTAAACAAGGCAACTTTTTAGTATGCTTAGGTCACGCAAACGTAGGTAAGACTACTGTGATTCTTTATCTAATGTTATTGTATTCAATAAAGCATAATATTAGATGGCTTATATTTTCAAGTGAGAATGAAGCTCATAGTATTATTAGAAAACTTATAGAGTTCCTGGCTGCAAAACCAATCAATAAAATAACAGACGAGGAATTTCAAAAACATAAGCAATTTGTATTTCATCAATTTAAGATTATAGATTCTAATGAGTTACACACTTATAAGACTTTATTAGAACTTGCTACAAGTATTAAAAAGGCTTGGAACTATCAAGGATTTCTTATAGACCCTTATAATTCATTAATGAAAGACAGAGATATGCTAAAAGGTATTAACTCTCACGATTACGATTATGAAGCAACTTCTGAGATACGAATATTCTGTAAAACACATAATGTAGCTATATGGCTTAATACACACGCAGCTACAGAAGCGTTAAGAAAAAAGCACGGAACATCTGATGAATATGCAGGACATCCAATTCCTCCTATGGCAAGTGATGTAGAAGGAGGAGGTAAGTTTGTAAACAGAAGTGATGAATTTATCTGCATACATAGATACACTCAACACCCAACAGACTGGATGTATAACCATATACATATTAGAAAAGTAAAAGACATAGATACTGGAGGTAGACCAACACCAATGGATGAACCTATAAAACTTAAATCAATACTTAACAATGTAGGATTTCAACTAAATGGAAATCACATAATAACTCCAGCTTTAACCAAACAAATTAATTTACCGTTTTGAAAACACCAGTAGAATTAGCATATGATAAACATAACC